AATACTCGGCTAACAGTGCCCTTTACTTTGATACTTGCCATCTCTTTTTTCCTTATCTCTTGTTGTTTTGTTTACTCTAGTGGTCACCTAAGACATGATTGGGGTTGGTGCAGTCTGTGTGTCCACAAGATCTAATGCCAGGTAGGACTGGCTGGCCGTCAAAGATTGGGATGGTGAGGGTTGCCTTGTCAAACTCACCTTGCCAAGGGATGCACTTTTCAGAGCCATACTTGATGACCAAGGCTCGATGCATCCGGCAGGACTGGCACTTGAGGTCTTTCCTCTTTCGCTTATGCGTGTTGACCTTCCAAGTTGCTCCACATCGGCAACACAAGGCCACATTGTCATCCACGCCATAATCTTAGCCCTCAACAACTCTGGCATGGTGACCCTCGAACTTGAGCCACGCTTTATTTGTGGTGCCATGTCGGTTCTTTGCGACATTGAGAATCATCTGTGAACGCTCCCAATCTTGGTCACCCTCAAGTTGCTCTCGGTGCAGCAAGATAACAACATCGGCATCCTGCTCAATGCCACCTGAATCTCTGAGGTCTGCCATGTCTGGCTCTGAGTTCTTTCGTTGCTCTGGGCCTCGGTTGAGCTGGGCTAGGGCAACAACAGGAACCTCTAGATCTCTGGCAAGGTTCTTTAGTCCGATGGAGATGTCGGTAATCATCTCATAACGCTTTCGGCCCTTTTCGGTGTCCTGAATCAAGCCAAGGTAGTCAACAACAATAGCCCTTAGCTTGCCCTCTGACTTCACGCTGTTGGCTAGTGCCCTAATCTGCTGGATAGTCTGACCTGACTTGTCATGGATTGCCAGCTCGTGTTTTGTCTGCCTAATTGTTTGAGCTATCTTTTGCCACTCGTGATCTCTAACAGTTCCCTTTTCAATGTTGCCAAGATAGACAGAGGCTTCCATAGCAATGATGCGGTTATAGAGTTCGGTCTTGCCCATCTCAAGGCTGTGAAAAGACACAGGGCCAGACTTGGACAAGTGCCAAGCTAACTGCAACCCGATGATGGTTTTACCTACACCTGGTCGGGCACCAACAATGTAGAGTGCACCTGGTCTAAGTCCCCCGATTATTCTGTTGAGCTGGTCCCAAGGTGTCAGAGGATAGTTGCGTGGCTTGTCTAGCTCATCAAGGTAAGGGATTAGCTCGTCATCAACATAGCTTGGCTTGACTGCAATGTTTCGCTCGATGATTCCGTCAATGCTTTTTTTAGCCTTGTCCATTACCTCTGCAAGGTCTGAATACTTGGCTGTCTGGCTTATGACGGATGCAGCAGCACTCAATCGCCGTCTTGTGCTTTCCTCAACAACCTTGCCGGCGTAAAAGTCAACAGAGGCAGCAGTTGGGGTAGCTGTGACAGCATCATGCAAGTAGCTGGCAAGCCTTGGCAATCTAGCCCCGACTGTGATGACATCTATCGGGTTGCGGTGGTGCTTCATCTCCAGCATGGTCTTGTAGATGATCTCGTGGCTTGGGTCTAGGAAGTCATCTGGTGTCAAGGTCAGGTCATCGAGTGCCTTGCCGTTGGTCAGCAGGATTGAGCCGATAACAGATAGCTCAAAGTCATTCATGCCAGATGCCAATCTTTAGTTTGCCCAGTGGTTTCTTTTCTTGCACTTCAACCGACTCGTAGAGTTCCTTGTTTAGCCATGAGGCTGGGTAGGGGATGTAGGTGATGTCAGGAAGCTTGCTCTCCGAGTAAGCCTTGGTGAGGCCAATCAACTCATCAGCGGTTTTTCTTTTGAGTGCTTTGTTCCAGGCTTTTAGGGCATCAGCTTTGGCTACCTTTTTGGGGTAGAGATTCCAAAACTCATCAAACCTATCATTGCTGGTTTTCTTTGATGTTTCTTTTATGGTTCTATTAAGGGTTAACACGCCACCTGCTGTCACCTCTGAAGCCAATTCTGTCACCTCTGACTCCGAATCTGTCACCTCTGAAGCGGTTTTTGTCACCCCTGAAACCCCATCTGTCACCCCTGGCAAGTTCACAAAATACCGGTTGGCTTTGTAGGGTCCGTAGGTCGGTGCCGATCTAAACTCGACAACTAATTCACCCAGCTCTATGAGGTCTTGGATGTCACGCTGCACAGATCTAGGTGATGAGTTCACCATCTTTGCCAAGGTTTCGATTGAAGGCCATGCACCTAATTCGCCTTGGTGGTCAGCGATAGATAACAGAACCAATCTGGCTCGGCCTTTTGATTTACTCTCACGCCAAACAGCGTTCATAATTTGGATGCTCATCTTGCAGCTGCCCTCTCAGCCATTAGCATCATGACAGTTGGGCTAATGACTTTGTTATCGTACCCCTCTTTGACCAGCATCACCCACTTGCCGTTATCGAGTCCCATAGCCTGGTAATCCATCTCGGCCATAAAGATGTTTCCGCCGTACATTTCTAAAACCTCGGCAAGGTTTTTGCTATCCCAGTTAAACACAAATGTGCCTTCCTATTCAGGTTGGCACACTAGATTAGTAGCGATGCCAACAGCTCATTGTTGGTATTACGCCGTCTAGGGGTCCTGATCTCTAGGCGGCACTTTTATTTAGTTATGGTTTTACCTTAGCACTCTAAAAGTATTCGATGTCATGCTCGACCTCGTGCGTGTTGTAATCGTTGTCCAGCAGGAACCAGCCGTTGCCCATATAAACAGGGGTGCTTTCAGGCTCTTGCCATCTCTCAAGCTTCCAGCCAAACTTCCTGCCCAGCTCTGCAAACTTGCTGTTTGACTCAAGCAAGCCGTTAGCCTCTGAGCAAAGCACAATGATGTTGCTAGGTCTGTCTAGGTCTTTACTGCCACCCATGCCTCGGTTTTTACGATGCTGAGGGATAAGCGTGTCATCGGTAGTGCCACAGTGTGAGCAACATTTGTCACGATCCAGAAACTTACTAAAGGTTTTCTTGTTCATCATCATCCCAAGGGTCGTATTTTTTAGCTGGCATCTCACCTGGTTGGAAACCCATAGCAAGCTGTGTGTCTGCCAAACCACTGGTAGGTGTGTCAGTGATGTCCTGCTCTGTGCAACTGTGTTTCTTTCGCCACTCTCTGACTAGCACAATAGCTTTGGCCTCGTCAGTTTTGAACTTGGCACCACATGAGCAGGTTTCGGCAATCACCAGCCAAGGCTACCAGCTAGGCGTGTTTCCACTGTATTTCGACATTTTTGCTGATAACTGCCATCATTGTGGCTTGGTCTGACAGGGTTTTTAGCTTGGTTCGGACCCTGTTGTATTCGGCTTTTGCTAGATCAGCCTTTAGCTTTTCCTCTACTGCTTGCAACTTAGCCACAGCTTGCCTGTCTGCAACAGTCCCAGCGTTGTTGATAAAGGCTAAAGACACTGCCTTGTCATAAGCAGCCTCAGCATCTGCCATCTTGCACTCAGCGTCATAGAGGGCATTAGCACCCTTGTCCATCTCCTGTGTGATGCGTTGAAGTTCCTGGACTATGTGGCCCGGTGTAATAATTTCCATCTCTTAGCCTTCTCGCTCTCTCTCTTTGTAGTTGCCACAGCTCTGATACAAGGTCAAGTTCACCTCGGTCAAATTGTTGTTGCAGACACTCTTGAAGCTCAACTATTGAGGTCAGTAGTATTCTCTGTGCTTGTCGGTCCAACTGCTAGTTCCTGTATCTTTGCGAGAGTTGCCGGTACTGCATTAGCAGTTTTGGCTTGGCTATAAAGCAATCGTAGCCCCTCGATATCATTGCCTAGATCCGTAGCCATCGCAACCCAGTCTTTGCTTGTTGCTCTCGGTGTTGCACCTCGTTGCACCTTTTCCATTTCGGTGCGACTAGCCCTCTTGTTGCCTGAGTAGTTTGCATTTGCCAATGCTCTACCGATGCTGCTGGTTTCACAGACCTCAAGTGCCGATGTTGCTTGTGGGCCTTTGTTGCTATCAATCTCAAAAGCTAAACCTGATGCTTTTGGCAAACCCTTTTCTTGGTCCTCGGCTGTTAGGTAAACCCAAGACCTAGTGACCCAAGTGCCTACCTGCCTGTCTTGCAGTGTGGTGATGTTGTCGGTGATGATTCTGCCGTCAGGATTGTCTTTGTAGAATCGCCTGATGCGTTGCTCAACAGTTTCGTAATCTTGCAGATTGAATCCAGCCATTTACTTGCCCTTCTGTAGTGTGATTAGCTGACAGCTATGTGAGCTGACCTCTAAAAACTTTTCTTGTTTTGTGTAGCTTGTGTCTTTTACGATAATCCGAGCCTCTGACAATTTTTGCTCAAAAGCAACTAAGGCATGAGTCAGATTGTGGTTGATAGTCATAAACAAGGTCATCCTCTGACCGTCAATAAACTTTTGTTTACGCTCAGAAAAGTGCAATGTTGGGTAAGGGAATCTATCCCCTGTCCAGTTGTGCTTGACCTCTACCTCTACCTGGTACTCAATGCCATTGGGGTCAAGTGCCAGTAGGTCAATGCCGTACTTGTCAGGGTTGACCCAAGCATCCCAGCCGTTTGATTCTAGGTAGCCAATGATGAGGTTCTTGGCTTTGTCATCGGTGTCGTAAAGCTCTTGGCTAAAGGCTTTCATTTTGCCTTCTCATGGTGCAGATAAGGCATCCCACCAGCTCTTGATCTCAGGCTAATCAGGTGGTCCCCATAAACTAGCCCTCGCTTTTTACCTTCCATCGCTTTGATTACTCTGCTCTTTAGCTCGGTCATCTTGGTGTTAGCTGACTCTGCATCTGTCACAGCGTTGAAGTAATGCACACCCAGTTCATCAAGGTCAACCTCGCCATCCTCGATGTTCGGGTTCAAGGCTCTGACAGTTTCAAGTGTTGAGTTGCTACCATCCCAGTCAGGCATCTTGAAGTCAAGGCAAGCTTGCCGGAATCTAACAGCAGCATCAAACAAAGTATCTGCCTCAAACTCATCCCACTCAATCCCATACTCTTGATAGCTCGACCCAGCTAGTGCTACAAGCTTTGCCTGTCTAATTCCAAATACGTTCATGTACCAAAGCACTTGTGCCCTATAATACTGTGGCACTTGTGTCCAGTAGTCACGAGAGAACTTGACCTCAACAATGCCCCACTCACCATCAGCGGTTTTGTAAAGTCCGTCTGGGTTTGCTCTCATCCAAGGATAGGTTTTGTTTGCCCAAGTTCCTGTTGTCAGGATCTCTAGCTCAGGATGCTCGTCTGCAAACAGTTGCAGGATTGGTTCCTCAAGAATTGTGCCGAGCTTCATGCTCATGTTAGGTGTTACCTCATCAGGTATCTGTCCTGTTTTCTTGGCCCACAAAGTTATGGGTGAGGTCCAACTTGATAGCCCTGAACAAGCGGCGATGTCACTGCCACCGATTGCACCTGCCTCATTGCGTAGCTCATGCCACTCAGGACTGCCATTGGCAAAGTCCCCTAGCAGGGTTGCCTCAAGCAACTGGTTGGTTTCGCTTGGTAGTTTTGATACTGGCAAGGTGTTCCCTCTCTTTCATCTTGTCCGGCAATCCACGCTAACTCTCTCGGCGTGGATTTGCCATTTAGCTTGAGATTAGTCTAAGTTGACCCTATGACAAGACAACTCGAAAGAAAATACATTGAGCTTCAACACGCCATAACTGAAAATGGGGGTGTTCAATGTAGCCAGTTGCCAGAGTGCTTTTTCCCAGAGGATGAGCCAGACTTGTACCTGCGTAAAAAGCTGATTGCGGTAGCTAAGGAAGTCTGCAATGACTGCCCTGTAAAGGCAAGGTGCTTTGACTATGCCCTATCAGCCCACATGGTAGGCATCTGGGGTGGCACTACTGCCGATGAAAGACAGAAGCTAAGGGGTTAGCCCTTTTTGTCAGTCTTGTCGGCAATCTTGCCAAAAGACTTGTTGATCTCATCAGCGTCAATCTCGCCATCGGCAAGGTATGAGCGAGATAGTTCCTGAGCAACATCTATAACACCAGCGAAAGCTGCCATTGCTACTG